TCAAATCAGATTTAAGGGGTTGTACTCCACTGCTTCTGTCAGATGGTCTGGGGCGAAATGAGCATAGCGCATCGTCACCTTAATATCAGTATGTCCAAGGATACGCTGCAGTACAAGAATGTTACCCCCGCGCATCATAAAGTGGCTTGCAAATGTGTGCCGTAGAACGTGTGACAGCTGCCCGTCAGGTAGCTCAATCCCCGCTCGCTTAATTGCCCCACGAAACGCAGAATAGCACCCCGTAAAGACTGGTTTTGATGTTCTTACTTTTGGGAGTATTTCGTAAAGCTCATCACTTATTGGAACGGCGCGGTTTTTCTTGCCCTTGGTTTTGATATAAGTGATTTTGCCGGGGCTTATTTGCTTGCCTGTTAGTGACTCCGCCTCGCCCCATCGTGCGCCGGTTGCAAGGCATATTTTGACGATGGTTACTAAATCTACCGCTTTACTTTTCTCACACTCTGCCAGCAGTTGCTTGACTTCTTCGACTGTGAGCCAGGCCAGCTCTGCCTCATCAATTTTAAATTCCCGGACGTTTTCGAGCGGATTGGGCGCACTCCAGTCATCCAGCCTTTTCAGTTCGTTGAACATGGCGCGGAAATACGCCAGCTCAAGATTAACGGTGCGGGGTGTCACTGCTTTTACCCGATCAGAACGTGTAATTTTCCCGCTTAAACGTTGCTCACGGTAGGTTGCAAAAAGCTTGGCGTTAAATTCAGTTGCAAGAGGGTTGCCCATGGCGAAGCAGGCAAACTCCATCGCCCCCTTACGCTTGAGGCCATCAGAGAGTGTAACTCCATGAGCATTGAACCAAGTTTCAACAAGGTCTGTAACCCGTCGCTTATCTGCTTTCTCTCCTAACCAAGGCTTATCCTGTGCTTGATCCTTAATGTGGCGTTCAAAGGCCATGGCTTCCCCTTTGGTGGCGAATTGGCGACGAATACGCCGCCCATCCCTACCGTTGGGGAAGACCTGAGCCTGCCACTTTCCATTGCTTAATTTGCTTACTGCCATTCTGCAGGCCTATTGAGATATAGAATTATTATCACGCATTAAGGTTTGCCAGTGTTCTTCACTGAGGATTTTGAGCGGAACTCCTTTATTGTCACGATAATCAATAGCCTGTTCTATCTTTCTTCCGAAGCTTTGAAATTTCCAATCCTTAGAGCTGAGGGCACCAATAATTAGATAGTCCAAATCTTGAGTAACACGATCAACAATTTGGCAGCCAAGCTTTAAAAGGTCACTTTCACATTGTCTACGGGAGCCACATAGAAACTTACCAGTGAGACAGACTTTACTATCTGTAGGGTTAAACTCATCAATTAGGTCAACAGGTGATGTTGTGGAATATCCATCCACAATACCCTCAGAAATATTTGAGCCAGTGAAAGCAGTAATTTCTTGTAATAATTTGGTGCGTTCTTCGTCTGTGATCACCCCATCACTCAGGATTGATTGAACCAGTTCGTAAAGATGTTTGCCGGGATAGTTGCTTTTTAAAGCTGCATTTGTAGATAAGAACCAGTTTAAATAGCTGATTTCTTCATCGCTCAAATGATAGTCGGAAGCAAGCCCCTTACATAGACCCTCTAGCAAATGCTTGTCAGAGTCAGCTGAGTAAAGGTCTATGTTAGGAGTATCCATCAATCCGCGTTGCATTTCATGGAGCAGGTCTTTCAATTCGTCTAATTCAGCTTTTTCAACTACACCATCCGAAAGGATTTCACTTATTTTATTTCTGATGCAGTTTACGAAATAATTTTGGGAAAGAACGTCTGATTCCATCAGCCACGTATCAAGGAAAATCATTTCTTTTTCACTTAGTTTCCCGTCACAGGTCATCCCTTCAATTAGGTTGATTAAGTTAGCGATGGCTTTATCTCTATTGTGTGTATAGTTGAAAGCGCTAAATTGAGTCATACCAATATTCCTTATTCAGTAAACGTTATTTTGCTGATCACTCTGCCATTGGCTTCAATATCCGATGGTGTGCACTCAAAGGATGCGGGGCCATTTTCTACGCGTAAACGTCCGCCTGGAAGACGGTAAACCTGTCTGATACTCATAAAGCCATCTATTTCAATCAACCAGATTCCATCGTTGATCTCTCCCCTGAACTCGTCCACTAGATAGAACGAATTTTCAAACTTCACAATGAATGGGGCAGTTGTGTCTTGAGGTAAAAGGCGAGAGTCGTAGCGAACTTGGTCAGAGGATGAAAAAATCCCGTTTGAGATTTCTTTTAATTGCAAAGGCAATCCACTGTCGCTATCTGCTTTTGTTGTGGGCAAGCCTTGTCCTGTAGTTAACCAAAGCATAGATGCACCTGTATCAAGATGGCAGGCAATGAGCCAATCATGTGGAAAAGTATCGCGCATCCAACGGTTTGCCATAGTGCTCTGGGATACCCCAAGGTGATCGCACAAAGCCTGTCTGGTACTGAATCCATAGGCCTGGAGGATACGTGTTATCGCTTCCTTTCCACCACTTTGAGATGGAAAGTTGTATTTTGAGATCGCGGAAAGGGTCTCTTTTGTGTTTGACATATTTAAAATGCGATCCTATCATCGGTTTTGTGGTGTTCGGAATGATTGCGAATAGTTCCGAATAGTGAAGTTTTTAAACACAAACTGAGGAATAGTGCATCATGAAAAGCAATTTTTCAATGCGCCCCAGCATCAACCTTGTGGTATCTGAGCCATTCATCACACTGGATGAGTTCTGTCGCCGTACTGGTTATAAGCCAAGCTATGCCCGTCAAATGATCCGGGAAAACCGCCTGCCTATCAGGAAAAAAGCCGGAGTTAACAGCCTTATCGAAATCAACATGTTCGCGTTGACGATGGAAGCGGCCCAAGGCTGCGAAGTCGCAATGCAAGCCTGATAGTTCCATTTTGGGATAGAAAAGGATTTACATCATGTTTGATTATCGTGTTTCCAAACATCCGCATTTTGACGAAGCCTGCCGGGCTTTTGCGCTGCGTCACAACATGGCGAAGCTTGCAGAACGTGCGGGGATGAACGTCCAGACGCTGCGTAACAAACTGAACCCGGAGCAACCGCATCAGCTCACGCCGTCGGAAATCTGGCTGCTTACCGATCTTACTGAGGACTCCACGCTGGTTGACGGTTTTCTGGCCCAGATTCACTGCCTGCCATGCGTGCCGATGAACGAAGTGGCAAAAGAGAAGCTGCCGCATTACGTCATGAGCGCTACTGCTGAAATCGGACGTGTTGCTGCCGGTGCCGTATCGGGTGATGTGAAAACCACCGCAGGCCGCCGCGATGTTATCAGCAGCATTAACTCTGTTACTCGTCTGATGGCACTGGCTGCCGTTTCGATGCAGGCGCGTTTACAGGCCAACCCGGCGATGGCAAGCGCGGTGGATACCGTGACGGGCCTCGGCGCTTCGTTCGGTCTGATCTGAGGTGGTTATGCTGACTAAAGAACCATCTTTCGCGTCACTTCTCATAAAGCAAAGCCCGGCAATGCATTACGGTCACGGCTGGATCATGGGGAAGGATGGCAAACGCTGGCACCCGTGCCGCTCTCAGGATGAACTGCTGGCTGACCTGTCCACAACCAAACAGGGGAAATCATGGCTATTGAAGGCGCTACGGCGACTGTTCCATTAAGCCCCGGTGAACGCCTGGACGGACTGAACCATATTGCGGAATTGAGGGCTAAAGTGTTTGGTCTGAATCTTGAGCCGGAGCTTGAAAGGTTTATTAAAGATATGCGCGATCCACGCGACGTAAATAATAAACAGAATGAGCGGGCACTGGCAGCCATTTTTTATATGGCAAAAATTCCGGCAGAACGTCACGGCGTCAATATTAGTGATCTGACTACTGACGAAAAGCGGGAACTGGTGAAAGCAATGAATCATTTTCGTGCAGTGGTGAGCTTATTTCCCAAACGGCTAACCATGCCGAATTAATCCACAACAGAAATTAATGGCGTAAACCCGCCGGGCTTCTTATTGCCCAAATTCAGGAGAAACAACTATGCGAAATATCGAAACCCGTACCACTAAAACCGGACCAGATGATGCTGGACTCAACCTGTTGCTGACTGAGGCACGCAAAGAAGAACGCCGGGGACGCGCAGATGTGATGGCTGCACGTCTGGATTCTTTAGCTGCTCGTATCGTGTCACGTCAGCTTAACCACACGGAAGCGGCTGAGCTGCTACGTCAGGAAGCGGTGAAGATTCAGAACGAAGCGCAGGAGATTCACTGATGGCTGATTCAATGGACCTTGTACAGCAGCGCGTTGAAGAAGAACGCCAGCGCCACATCCACACCGCCCGAAATAAAACGCCGGGCGTTTCCCGTGTTCTCTGCATTGATTGCGATGCGCCGATCCCGCCAGCTCGCCGCCGCGCCATTCCGGGCGTGCAGTGCTGCGTCACCTGTCAGGAAATTTCAGAGCTTAAAGGCAAACACTACAACGGAGGTGTTGTATGAGCACTATCCTGAAATGGGCGGGAAATAAAACCGCCATCATGCCGGAACTGATTAAGCACCTTCCTGCTGGCCCGCGACTGGTTGAACCTTTCGCGGGTTCATGCGCTGTAATGATGGCGACAGACTATCCTCATTATCTTGTTGCTGATGTGAATCCTGATTTAATTAATCTCTACAGTGTCATTAAAGACGACGCTGACCATTTGATATCTATAGCTAAAGACCTATTTGCTAAAAATAATTCAGCAGAATGCTATTACGATATTCGAAAAGAGTTTAATCATGGTCGTGATTGGCCCGCTGTTTGCCGCTCAGCTATGTTTATTTTTCTTAATCGTCATGGTTACCGTGGCTTATGTCGTTATAACCTTAAAGGTCATTTCAACGTCCCATACGGTAATTACAAAGCACCTTATTTCCCGGAAAGCGAAATCAGAGCATTTGCCGAAAAGGCAAAGCGTGCCACCTTCATTTGCGCCAGCTATGAGGAAACATTGGCAATGCTGCAGTCGGGGGATGTTATCTACTGCGATCCTCCGTATGACGGTACATTTTCCACTTACCACACTGACGGATTTACCGAGGATGATCAGTATCATCTGGCGTCTATCCTTGAGCGCCGGGCATCAGAAGGTCATCCGGTCATTGTTTCGAACAGCGACACTTCTCTGACTCGTTCCCTGTATCGAAATTTCACTCATGACCGCATTAACGTAAAGCGCAGCATCGGCGTTGCCGCGGGCGAAGGAAAAAGTGCTGACGAACTTATTGCTGTACTGAAGCCGGGAGTATGGGCTGGCTTTGATCTAGCTGGCGGACCTGATTGCTCTGTCGTGCATGAGGTGCACGCGTGAGTCTTCACGAAGTTGAAAAGCACGGCGGAGCAGAAGATTCCGCCGCTGCTTTTGCCTGGAATATACCTAAAAAGGCGATTAACCCATATCTGGACCCGGCGGAAGTTGCGCCGGTGTCTGCGCTTTCAAACCTGATTACTCTCTATGCTGCGGATAACGAGCAGGAACAGCTGCGCCGCGAGGCTCTGAGTAATGAGGTTTGGGACCGCTATTTCTTCAATGAATCCCGTGATCCTGTTAAGCGGGAAATGGAGCAGGACCGGCTGATCAGCCGTGCCAAAATGGCCCGCGAGCAGCAGCGGTTTAATCCCGATCTGGTTATTCTGGCGGACGTAAGCGCTGAACCATCACATATCAGCAAGCCACTACTTGAGCGCATTAAATATTTCGAGGGCCTGGGCAAGCCGAAGGCATATTCCCGCTATCTACGTGAAACCATCAGGCCGTGCCTTGAACGCCTGGAGCGCGTGCGTACCAGTCAGGTTTCTGCGTCATTCCGGTTTATGGCGAGCCACGACGGGCTGGAGGGCCTGCTGGTTCTGCCGGAAATGAACCAGGATCAGGTTAAGCGGTTATCTACCTTGGTGGCGGCACACATGAGCATGTGTCTGGATGCTGCCTGCGGTGAGCTGTTTACCGATGAAGACGTTACGCCGGAAGAGATCCGCCGGTCATGGGAAAGGGTGGCCGCTGAGGCCATGCGCCTTGATATTATCCCGCCAGCTTTCGAGCAGCTGCGCCGTAAAAAGCACCGCCGTAACCCGGTCCCATACGAACTTATTCCGGGTTCGCTTGCCCGTATGCTCTGTGCTGACTGGTGGTATCGCAAGCTGTGGCAGATGCGCTGTGAATGGCGGGAAGAACAGCTGCGCGCCGTCTGCCTGGTTAACAAAAAGGCGTCCCCGTATGTCAGCTATGAGGCCGTGATCCATAAACGCGAACAGCGCCGCAAATCGCTGGAGTTCTTCCGCTCGCATGAGCTGACCAATGAGCAGGGCGATACGCTGGATATGGAAGACGTGGTAAACGCCAGCAGCAGCAATCCGGCGCACCGGCGCAATGAAATGATGGCCTGCGTTAAAGGGCTGGAGTTAATCGCGGAAATGCGCGGAGACTGCGCGGTGTTCTATACCATCACCTGCCCGTCACGCTTTCACGCAACGCTCAATAACGGCAGGCCAAACCCGAAATGGACCAGTGCAACGGTCCGGCAGAGCAGCGACTATCTGGTGCATACGTTCGCCGCTTTCCGCAAGGCGATGCACAAAGCCGGGCTGCGTTGGTATGGCGTCCGCGTTGCTGAGCCACACCATGACGGCACCGTGCATTGGCACCTGCTTTGCTTCATGCGCAAAAAAGACCGCAAGTCCATCACTGCGCTGCTGCGTAAATTTGCCATCCGTGAGGACCGCGAGGAGCTGGGAAATAATACCGGCCCGCGCTTTAAATCTGAGCTAATCAATCCGCGCAAGGGGACGCCTACCAGCTACATCGCGAAGTACATCAGTAAGAACATCGACGGCCGCGGCCTGGGTAATGAAATCAGCAAAGAAACCGGCAGATCACTGCGGGACAATGCCGAACATGTCAATGCCTGGGCTTCGCTGCATCGCGTCCAGCAATTCCGCTTTTTCGGTATACCGGGCCGCCAGGCTTATCGCGAGCTGCGTTTGCTGGCAGGCCAGGCTGCGCGACAGCAGACCGATAAAAAAGCCGGTGCGCCGGTACTGGATAACCCGCGTCTGGATGCCGTGCTGGCGGCAGCCGATGCCGGGTGTTTTGCCACCTACATCATGAAACAGGGCGGCGTACTGGTTCCGCGTAAACATCACCTGGTCCGAACGGCTTATGAACTCAATGACGAGCCATCAGCCTATGGCGATCACGGCATCCGTATTTATGGTATCTGGTCCCCGATTATTGAGGGCCGGATTTGCACGCATGCGATGAAGTGGAAAATGGTTCGTAAGGTCGTTGACGTTCAGGAGGGGCCAGCCGACCAGGGCGCTTGCGCCCCTTGGACTCGTGGCAATAACTGTCCCCCTGTTGAAAATCTGAACAAATCAGGGGGGGGTTTACCCGAGATTAAAACCATGAATGAGAAGGAGCTGCAGGAATATCTCCACAACATGGGCCAGAAGGAACGGCGGGAGCTGACAGCCAGGCTAAGGCTGGTAAAACCGAAGCGGAAAAAAGCATATAAACAGACTATTTCGGATCAGCAGCGCCTGCAGCTTGAGGCAGAACTGAGTTCCAGAGGGTTCGGTGGTAGCGAGTCAGAGATTGACCTGCTTCTGCGCGGCGGCAGTATTCCGTCAGGTGCCGGGCTGCGTATTTTTTACCGCAACCACCGTCTGCAGGAAGATGACAAATGGCGTCAGTGGTACTGATGCCGCAGCTTTAACAATTCTTGCTCTTATTGATCCGCATCAGAGCGATCTAATTGACCGATAAAAAACGGTTTACATTCGCAAATCCCTACTATACTGTAATTATAAACAGTGGATATATATACAGTTGTTGTGTATCCGAGGTAGTGATAGGAGGGAAAATGCAGGATTATCTTTTGGAGTCATTGAAGCTCCAGCGCATTGATTTTTTTATCAAGCTTGTAGCGGCTAGTGAGTGCAGCGACGAAGAAAAGCGGCTGGCTATCCAGTGGGTGTCCGAACTGACCGATGAGCTGATGGAAAAAATCAGGAATCATGAGTACAGCCGAGCCATGGGCGTTTCAAGTTAGAGGTGAATCTGTATGCGCATTGAAATAATGATCGATAAAGAGCAGAAGATTAGCCAGGCTACACTGGACGCCCTTGAATCCGAGCTTTACCGTAATTTGCGCCCTCTGTATCCCAAAACAGCAATTCGTATCCGTAAGGGCAGCGCCAACGGCGTTGAGCTGAGCGGGTTAAAACTGGATGAAGACAAAAAGCGGGTGATGGAAATAATGCAGCAGGTCTGGGAGGACGACAGCTGGTTACATTAGGGAACGTTGCGGACGATAAAACTGGTTTTTACCGTCCGCAAGGTTGAACAACGAGCCACGCGAGGCGTTAGTGCTGTTGTGCATGACTATGCCGCATGAAATCGCATGATCGTTTGAGGATCGTTTTTGCTGAGGCCCGCCAGAACTGGCGGGCTTTTGCTTATGTCATGCAGGTGCATGAAAACCACTACACAAAGCGGGCAGGCGTGGCGGGGATACGAGCGCGCGGTTTTGGTGTTAATCGTGGTTTTGGCGCCTCAATGTCTGGCGGGCATGGTCATTTTATGGGGGGCTGGTCGTGCGCGCCTGCGCCGTGGTGAGACGCTGCGTTTCGTCGTGAGCTGCCAGATGGCGAAAGCGCAGGACCGCTCAGCGAGGCGCTGAGGCGCTCTGATGGTGAGGCAGGGCATAAGGGAATAAAAAAACCGCCCGGGGAAGGGCGGTTGATATCAAAGGTTGGCCAGGTAGGCGTCAGTCTTCATCGGTCAGGTAGGGGTCAAAGCGTATCACCTCATCACCCAGCCACTCGTTAACTTCTTTGATGCGGCCCTGCAGGGGGGTAAGTTCGTTGCGAACGAAAACGCGCGCCGCTTTTTCCACATCGCCAAACCCGCCGGTATTCGTTGGAATAATCCCCATCAGCTGCGGCGGCACGCGGTGAGCTGCCAGCATGTCATCACGGCTCACATTCTTGATGTTAAGAAACTCATCTTTCGCTGCGACTTCTGACAGCGGGATGATCTGAATGCCGTCTTTCTTGCCGTTCGGGCTGTACATAAACAGGTTGCGGAAGTTGCCTGGCCCTTTCGATTTTTTAAGTGCTTCGCATATGTTGTTGACGTCTTTCTGATCGGCGGCGGGGTCGCTCATGTACATGATGAAACCAGCATGGCTACCGTTAAGGTAATATTTACGGCGAAAGAGCGTGGCCGATTCATTCAGCAGGGCGGAGGGAATGGCGGAGAGGTATTCCGGCATCCCGTAAAGCTCCTGGTTAACGTCGGGTTCCATCAGATGAAACACGCTTCCCTCATCGAACTGATAGGGCTGCGAGTTGTAGCCATACTGTGCAAACCAGTAGGTGTCCTGGTCAATGCCACGACGGGTATATTTGGCAAGCGAGGCGCGCAGCTCCATGATCTGCCCTAACCTGTTCATGCGTTTTTCAAGGTAGGCATTACCGAATACCAGAAAGTCCTGGGCGAACCGGGAAAAGGCTTGCTTAGACAGCCAGCGGTGAGGGATGAAGGTACTGGTAAGAATATTGCGTTTTACCTGAATAGCGCTGGAGTGATGCACGGCGGCGCGGTAAGTTCGCGCCAGGCCATCCATGCTGATCGGTGGTTCGTACCAGCGGTCTACCTGCACGCACTCCAGGTAATCAAATAACTCCCGGCGGTCCATCACGGGGATCGGATCGCCAAATGTAAACGCCTCCGCATGTGCATTACTGACCATGTTGGCCGTATCGGTGGCGGTCTGGCCGCGCGGTGCCTTGCTGCGGTTTTTGCGGTTAGCCATTAAAAAATCTCCACGATGTTGCTGGTACTGGCGGAAGCTCCTGCCAGTGGTTCGTTATAAAGTGCGTGCATGGTTGCCCAGGCTAAATCCGCGTGGCTGGCTTCCTCTGTGCGGGCTGCTTCGTAGGTTGGCCGGTTGCCGCTGGCGGTGGTTGAACGGCGAATGGACATAAAGGACTGCGCGATATCCAGCATCCCCGCGTCAAACTCCAGACGGCGCCCGCTGATGATGTCGTAGGCTTTAAGCACCAGTGCATTTTTTACGGTTGGGTTGTAGACAAACTCACGCGCGGCAGGGAAAAACTGCTTAACCGTTTTGTAAACGCCATCGCCAACGCCGGTCGAGTCAATGCCGATATAGGTCACGTTGTAGCGTCTGGTGATTTCCTCAATCGCTGAGGCCTGGGCGCGAAAGTCCATCCCGCGCCACTGGTGACGCTCAAGGATACGGAATTTACCGCCGGGGACGACGGGAGGCGCGATGACCACGCAACCGGCGCTGTCACCGTTCTGAGTTCCTTTTGCCGGGTCATAGCCGATCCAGACAGGGTGGTATGCAAACGGACGCAGTAAAAGCGGTTCGAAATCGTCCCAGACATCCCAGCTGTCAACCATGCAGGACTGCAGCAAGGCCAGCGGGAACACGGACGCCAGGTCGTCAACAAACTGACACATCAGCAGGTTGTTGTATTCGTCCGGGCTGTACTCCAGGCGCAGCTGGTCCAGGTCGAAAAGGTTACACCCGCCGTTTACGGCATCTTCAATGGTGACTATCTGGCGGTACTGGCCATCAGGGCATAAAACGCCGTGCGCCAGGCTACTGTGAGAAAGGTCAAATTCTACCCTGTCGGCTTTCGGGCGCCCTTTATTGAACAGGGCACCAGACCAGAACGGGTAGGCGCTGTGCGTCAGGCTGGAAGGTGTTGAGAAATAGGTCTGACGCCATTTTTTGTGCAGCGCCATACCGGAGGCCACCTTGCGCAGCTCCTGGAATTTCGGTATCCAGAAATACTCATCAAGATACAGATTGCCGTGATAGCTCTGCGCGGTACGGGCATTTGTACCGAGGAAGTAAAGACAGGCGCCGTTAGGCAGCACCATCGGATCGCCTTTCAGCTCAACATCCACCTCTTTTGCGAAGTCGATGATGTACTGTTTAAAAACGTGTGCCTGAGCTTTACTCGCTGACAGAAAGATTTGATTTCGGCCCGTGGTCAGGGCGTCTATCAACGCTTCACGGGCGAAATAGTAGGTTGCACCGATCTGGCGTGACTTTAAGAGGTTGCGGATACGGTGCTTGATGCCAGCGTCCCACCAGTGGCGCTGGTACTCGAACATACCGGCGCGGAAAATCTCTTCCAGCTTTTCGATCTGTTCGTCGGTAAACAGGTTTTTTTCCGGCGGCTTGCGCGGACCTTTATTGCGGTTCGCCACGTTCGGATTCAGGTCTGCTTCATTCCCGCCATTGTTAAATTTGCCGATTCTGGCCTGTCGTTCGGACTGACGCGCCAGCAGGTCAATTTCTTTAAAATCCTTTCCTTCCTTCTGCTCCTTCATGACGAGCTGGCAGTAACGTGCGGCGGTGGTGAGCTGCATCTGATCCAGTGGGCCATATTCGCCCCACTTATCGCGTTTTTTCCAGCTGTGAACGGTTGCAACTTTCTCGCCCAGCATTTCAGCAATGCGGGCTACGCGGTATCCCTGAAAGTACATCAGCATTGCCTGACGACGGGGATCGAGGTCTGCGGGGGTCAGTGTTGTCATGGCACAAACATACGGCCTCAAATCAGCACTTTCCCCGGCTTCGCATTGTGTGGGAGTTCGCACAAGCCCAACGCGTTGTTTACACGCGCCCATCACCGCAAACATAAGGCTCTGAACGTGTTACGAACTAACTAACCGGAGTCGGACCGATGGCAAAAAAATCTAAGCGTTTTCGTATTGGTGTCGAAGGGGCCACTACTGACGGGCGCGTTATTGAGCGTGAATGGCTCACCCAGATGGCGGCGAGCTATAACCCGCAGGTATACACCGCGCTGATCAATATGGAACACATCAAGGGCTTCACCCCTGATGGGCCTTTCCGTCGTTTTGGCATGGTGGAAAAGCTGGAAGCGGAAGAAATCACCGAAGGGGCATTATCCGGGAAAATGGCGCTGTATGGCTGGATTGCCCCGACTGACGATCTGGTCACGATGACTAGCAACTGGCAGAAGCTTTTCACCTCAATGGAAGTTAACACCAGCTTTGCCGATACCGGCTCCGCTTATCTGGTTGGCCTGGCGATTACTGACGATCCGGCAAGCCTCGGTACTGAAATGCTGCAGTTCAGTGCCAGCGCAGAACATAACCCACTGGCGCGCCGCAAGCTGGACAAAGACAACCTGTTTACCGCTGCTGTTGAAACGCTGATCGAGTTTGAGGACGTGCCGGAAAAAACCAGCCTGTTTACCCGCGTTAAAGAGCTGCTGTCCCGCAAAGGCGCCGATGATAACGCCCGCTTTGCTGATGTGAATCAGGCTGTTGAAACTATCGCGCGTGAGCATCAGACGCTGGCGGAGCAGGTCAGCACCCATCAGACCGATTTCAGTAACAAGCTGAGCGATATGCAAAAGGTTGTTGATGAGACAACCAGCGCACTCTCCACCCTGCGTGAGCAGCTTTCCACTCAGGACAGCCGCAGCGAACGCCGCCCTAATGCGACCGGTAATAACGGCGCAGAACAAACCACCGATTGCTGACGGAGCAAAAGCACAATGAAAAAAGAGACACGTTTTAAATTCAACGGCTATCTGACGCAGCTCGCCAAACTCAACGGCGTATCTGTGAGCGATATCGCCTCGAAATATACGGCTGAGCCGTCAGTGGCGCAGACGCTGGAAACGAAAATCCAGGAGTCTTCCTCGTTCCTGCAGAAAATCAACATTATCCCGGTTGATGAGCAGTCCGGCGAGCGTCTGGGGCTGGGTATTGGTTCCAGTATTGCCGGAAATACTGATACCACCCAGAAAGACCGTGAACCCGTTGATCCGACTTACATCGACGGTGAAGGGTACAAGTGTACCCAGACCAACTCTGATACGGCGCTGCCCTATGCGAAGCTGGATTTATGGGCCAAATTCCAGGACTTCCAGACGCGCATCCGTGACGCCATCATTACCCGCCAGGCGCTTGACCGCATCATGATCGGCTTCAACGGCGTGAAGCGTGAAAAAACGTCTGACCGCGCGACCTATCCACTGCTGCAGGATGTGAATATCGGCTGGCTGGAAAAAATCCGCCAGGAGAAACCCGTTCAGGTGATGGATAAGATCGTGTCCGAAGGCGAGGTTATTTCTCAGACTATCCGTGTCGGTAAAGGCGGTGATTTCCTGAATCTGGACGCGCTGGTTATGGGCGCCGTTAATGAGAAAATCGCGCCGTGGTATCAGGAAGATACGGAGCTTGTGGTTATCGTCGGGCGCCAGTTGCTGGCGGATAAATATTTCCCGATCGTCAACCGTGACCAGCCAAACAGCGAAGCGCTGGCGGCAGATCTTATAGTCAGCCAGAAGCGTATCGGCAACCTCCCGGCCGTTCGTGCGCCGTTCTTCCCGGCGAATGCCATGCTGATCACCCGCCTGGATAACCTGTCTATTTACTGGCAATCAGGCTCCCGCCGCCGTTCGGTCATCGACAATCCGAAGCGTGACCGCGTGGAGAACTTCGAGTCCGTTAACGAGGCGTATGTTGTCGAAGATTACGACGGCGTTTGCCTGGTTGAGAACATCGAACTGTTGCCCGTGCAGGCAGGTGGCAATGCCAGCCCAGCGCTGACAACTGAAACCATCCAGGAAATCGTCACGGCAGCGGTGAAAGGCGCGCTTGATGCGCAGGCAGCTGGCGGTGCTGGCGCCGGAGCGTGATAAATGAATCCGTTCCGTGCTCACACTCAGTATGTACAGGCACAGGATGCCGCCCGGCAGGGCGGCAGTAATGCCAGCCTGACGGGCTACAACCAGATGCTGTTACAGCTGACAGAACACCGCAGGCGCCTTAAAACCGTCCAGTCAAATGAGCGCAAGGCTCAGCTCAAACGTGAGTTTCTTCCCGCTTATGCCTCATGGATTGCCGGTTTACTGGATGCTGACGCGTCAGGCCAGGACGACGTGGCGATGTACGTCATGATCTGGCGCATTGATGCCGGAGACTATACCGGCGCGCTGGACATTGCCCGCCATGCCATTAAACACGGCTGGGTCCTGCCGCAGCGATTCAACCGGACCTGCGGGACCGCTGTTGCGGAAGAGTTTGCCGACGCGGCAATGCGCGCTTTTTCTGCCGGTGAATCATTCAGTGCCGCCATTCTTACCCAGGTGCTCGATATCGTTGAAGGTCAGGATATGCCGGATCAGTCCCGCGCCCGACTTCATAAGGCGATGGGCTACGCGCTGCGGGATAACGATCAGGCAGTGGCGGCACTTAACCATCTGAAGCGTGCCCTGCAGCTGGATAACAGTTCTGGCGTCAAAACCGAAATCAACAAGCTTGAAAGCCGATTGCGACAGGCAATGTCGGCTTAACGAATCGTGCCAACGCGCGGGGCGGCACGGGGTGGCGACAGGCTTTATGCCGCGTCAAAACCCCGTCCACCGCCCAACTATTTGGGAGTGCCAGAAATATGCAATTCGTTTCGCCGGAACAGGCCGGGGAAAGTACCCAGGACGTTATTAAAAACACCAGTTTCTGGCCTGATGTCAGGGTTTCAGAGTTCCGCCGTGATATGCGCATGGATGGGAGTGTCACCGATCCGCGCCTGCGTCTGGCGTTACTGACAGCGATTGCTGAAGTTAACGCCGATCTTTATGAGTTCCGCGAGAAACAACGGGCGCAGGGGTATGCGAGCCTGGCCGACGTCCCTGCAGATGTGATCGACGGCGAAAGCCAGCGGCTCATGCTGTATCGCCGTGCGGTGTTTTGCTGGGCAAAAGCAAACCTGGTTGAGCGCTATCGCGATTTTGACGCAACCGGCGACGGAAGCAAGAAAGCTGAAGATATCGAAACAACCTTAGGCGAGCTGTGGCGCGATGTGCGCTGGGCGGAGTCCCGCCTGCGCGATATGCCGCATATGACGGTGGAGCTGATTTGATGAAAGTGCGTGCGCATCAGTATGACACGGTGGACGCACTCTGCTGGCGCCATTACGGGCGCACGCAGGGAGTCACTGAACAGGTGCTGCAGGCGAATCCGGGGCTGGCTGAATATGGCCCCTTTTTACCGCACGGGCTGCAGGTGGAGCTGCCGGACATTACGGCGTCAACCACTGCGCAGACTGTCCAGTTATGGGACTGAACTATGACGCTTGAACGAATCAGCGCCTTTATCACTTACTGCGTTGCCCTGCTTCTGGCATGGCTCGGCGATTTGTCTCTTAAAGATGTGTCGACCATCACCGGTCTTGCGCTGGGGATTATTACTGCAGCGGTGACCTGTTATTTACGCTGGAAAGCCTACCAGCTGCTGCGGGACGGCAGAATATCCAGGGGGGAATATGAGTCCTTCAATCGTTAAGCGTTGCCTGGTCGGCGCGGTGCTGGCGATTGCCGCCACGCTGCCGGGTTTTCAGTCGCTTCATACCTCCGTCGAGGGGCTGAAACTGATTGCTGATTTCGAAGGGTGTCGCCTCCAGCCATACCAGTGCAGCGCCGGGGTATGGACTGACGGGATCGGCAATACGTCCGGGGTAGTACCGGGCAAAACCATAACGGAGCGACAGGCCGCGCAGGGGCTGATTAATAACGTGTTGCTGACGGAAAAAAGGATTGAAGCCTGCCTGCAGGTTAAGCCACCTCAGCATGTTTACGATGCCCTGATCAGTATCGGTTTCAATGTCGGAACGGGGGCAATCTGCCGGTCAACAATGGTTTCTTACATCAATCGCCAGCAATGGTGGCAGGCGTGCAACCAGCTCCCCCGCTGGGTTTATGTAAATGGTCAACGGAATAAAGGGCTGGAAAACCGGCGCGCCCGTGAGCTTGCCTGGTGTCTTAAAGGGGCAGGGGCATGACGCGCGCGCTGGCGGTGATCCTGGCTCTGGTGCTGGCATTGCTGGGCTGGCAGTCATGGCGGCTTAACAATGCCGGTCACACCATCGGGACGCAGGCTGAGGCGCTTAAAAAGAACAAGCAGGAGCTGGCGAAGAAAAACAGCCAGCTCATCAGCCTGTCCATTCTTACTGAAACCAACAGCCGGGCGCAGATGCAACTTTATGCTGCAGCGGAGGAGACTTCCGCGCTGTTGCGGAGCCGCCAGCGCCGGATCGAGGAGCTAAAACGTGAAAACGAGGATTTACGCCGCTGGGCTGACACTCCTTTGCCTGCTGACATTATCCGGCTGCGGGACCGCCCGGCCCTCGCCGGAGGTGCAGCTTACCGTGAGTGGTTGTCCAAAAGTGACGCAGTGCCGCCTGGACAGGTCAGCGCCGCGCAGTAATGGGGATTTGAACCAGGTGCTGGATGAGACTGAGGCCGCCTGGGCGGTATGTGCCGACAAAGTGGACACGATCATAGCGTGTCAGGAGCAAGACAGTGAACAAGCCGCAGTCCTTACGCAACGCCCTGAATAAATCGGTGGCGTATGTCCGTGACAACCCGGACAAACTGCACCTTTTTGTTGATAACGGTTCGCTGGTTGCAACCGGCGCCCGTTCAATGTCATGGGAATACCGCTACACCCTGAACGTGGTGATTGAAGATTTTAGCGGCAACCAGAATTTAGTGATGGCGCCCGTATTGCTCTGGTTAATGACCAATCAACCGGACGCTATCAACAACCCGGAGCTGCGCGAAAAACTTTTTACCTTTGACGTCGATATCCTGAGCAATGATCTGTGTGATATCAGCCTCAATCTGCAGCTAACGGAGCGCGTGATTGTCAGCACAGACGGCACCGTATCGAGCGTTGAAGCGGTGCCGGAACCCGACGTACCCGAAGAAATGTGGACGGTGAAACGTGGATGACCTGCAGAGGGTGGATGACTGGCTGGCGGCCCTGCTGGCGAATCTGGAACCGGCAGCCCGCAACCGTATGATGCGACAACTGGCGCAGGAGCTGCGCCGGTCGCAACAGCAAAATATCAGGCTGCAGCGTAATCCAGACGGCACCACCTTTGAGCCGCGCCGGGTGACGGCCAGAAGTAAAAAGGGGCGCATCAAGCGCCAGATGTTCGCCAAATTGCGCACCACTAAATACCTGAAAACCGCAGCCACTGCGGACTCTGCCAGCGTGCAGTTTGATGGGAAAGTCCAGCGCATCGCCCGTGTTCACCATTATGGTCTGCGTGATCGAGTCAGACGCAACGGCCCGGAGGCCCGGTACCCGGCACGCCGTCTTTTGGGCGTGAATGATGAGGTGGAAACCATCACCCGTGACACGCTGTTGCGCTGGCTGTCGGAGTGAAATTTGTGTCACGGACGGCACAAAACCTAACGCTGCCTCCCTTTTCCCTCTGATGGCAACCTTTCGTTATGAACGCACAACTAACCGAAATCATGCGCCTTATCACCAACCTGATCCGCACCGGCACCGTAACCGAAGTGGACCGGGAAAACTGGCTGTGCCGGGTGAAAGTGGGCGAGCTTGAAACCAACTGGATTAACTGGCTGACACTGCGCGCAGGCGGTGCCCGTACATGGTGGTGCCCGTCGCCGGATGAGCAGGTGGTGGTGCTGAGTATGGGCGGCAATCTGGAAACCGCTTTTGCCTTACCTGCGATCTATTCCAACCAGTTCGCCCCGCCGTCGGACTCTGTGGACGGCTGCGTAACGGAATACCCGGACGGTGGCTGGTTTGAATATGAACCAGCGACCGGCCGCTGGCATGTGCGGGGCATCAAATCCATGGTGATCGAGGCTGCAGATAACATAACCCTGAAAACGGGGGAATTTGTGGTGGAAGCAAGCAACACGCGCATAAACAGCGAAGTGGTGATCAATGGTGGCGTCACCCAGGGCGGCGGCGCCATGAGTTCTAACGGGATCGTAGTCGATAAACACGGTCATACCCGCGTTAAATCCGGTGGTGATACATCGGGAGGTCCGGTATGACGCTGTATATCGGCATGAGTCAGGGCAACGGCAAGGCCATTACCGACACGGACCACCTGCGCCAGTCGGTCCGGGATATTCTGCTGACCCCGCAGGGGAGCCGCATTGCCCGGAGGGAATACGGCTCGCTTCTGTCTGAACTGATAGACCAGCCGCAGAACCCGGCGCTGCGCCTGCAGGTTATGTCTGCGGTCTATGTGGCTCTGAGTCGCTGGGAGCCACGGCTTACCCTGGATTCCATCACCATAAACAGCAGTTTTGATGGTTCGATGGTGGTTGAGCTTACCGGGCAGCGTGATAACGGCGCGCCTGTTTCTCTTTCGGTATCAACAGGAGCAGACAATGGCAGTCATTGACCTTTCCCAGCTGCCCGCCCCGCAGATAGTGGATGTGCCGGATTTTGAAACGCTGCTAAACGAACGGAAAGCCGCGTTTGTAGCCCTTTATCCGGCAGACGAGCAGGACGCGGTAAGGCGCACGCTTGAGCTGGAGTCTGAACCCGTGACCAAGCTCCTGCAGGAAAATGCGTATCGTGAAATCCTCCTGCGTCAGCGCATTAACGAGGCGGCGCAGGCGGTCATGGTGGCTTATTCCATGGGGAGTGATCTCGATCAGCTGGCCGGTAACTGCAACGTAAAACGTCTGACGGTTATTCCTGCAGATAACGACGCGGTACCGCCGGTTGCTGCCGTGATGGAAAGTGATGAGGCTCTGCGTCAGCGTGTTCCTGCAGCTTTTGAAGGGCTGTCAGTTGCAGGCCCAACGGGAGCTTACGAGTTTCACGCTAAAAGCGCTGACGGGCGAGTAGCTGACGCCAGCGCAACCAGCCCGGCCCCGGCTGAGGTGGTGCTTACCGTGCTGAGCCGTGAGGGCGACGGAACGGCTGCGGCGGATCTGCTGGCTGTGGTTGAACAGGCGCTTAACAGTGAGAACGTGCGGCCGGTTGCTGACCGTCTGACGGTGCGCAGCGCTGAAATCATTCCGTACAGCGTGGATGCGACGATCTTTCTTTACCCGGGGCCAGAAGCTGAGCCGGTGATGGAGGCGGCAAAAGCCAGCCTGCAGAAATATATCGCCAGCCAGACGAGGCTGGGGCGTGATATTCGCCGCAGTGCTATTTATGCCGCGCTGCATGTTGAAGGTGTGCAGCGTGTTGAGCTGGCCTCGCCGCTCACTGATGTGGTGCTGGATAAGACACAAGCCGCTTCATGTACGGAATGGAGCGTAACCAACGGGGGAACGGATGAATAGTCTGCTTCCTCCTGGTTCATCGCCGCTTGAGCGCCGCCTGGCGCAGACCTGCAGCGGCATTTCCGATCTGCAGGTGCCGCTGCGGGATTTATGGAACCCGGCAACATGCCCGGTCAAGTTTCTGCCGTATCTGGCGTGGGCCTTTTCGGTTGATCGCTGGGACGAAGGATGGGCAGAGAGCGTGAAGCGCCGTGTGGTGCAGGATGCGTTCTATATCCATCAGCACAAGGGCACAACCAGCGCGGTGCGGCGTGTGGTGGAGCCGTTCGGCTTTCTGATCCGCATCATTGAATGGTGGCAGACCGGCGAGGCGCCGGGCACGTTTCGCCTGGATATTGGGGTGCAGGACCAGGGCATAACAGAGGAAACCTATCTGGAGCTGGAGCGCCTGATTGGTGACGCCAAACCCTGCAGCCGGCATCTGATCGGCATGTCCATAAACCTGCAGACGAGCGGACCATATTTTGTGGGAGCTGCCACTTACACCGGCGAAGAAATCACGATTTACCCGTATATCAACGAAACCATCATTTCCGGTGGCACTGCCTACGAGGGCGGCGCCGTCCATGTTATCGACACAATGAGAGTGAACCCATGAGCGCAAAATTTTATACCCTGCTGACGGATATTGGCGCGGCGAAACTGGCAAGCGCTGCCGCGCTCGGTGTGCCGCTGAAAATTACCCAGATGGCGGTGGGGGATGGCGGCGGCGTGCTTCCAACTCCCAGCGCACAACAGACGAAGCTGGTTTCCGAAAAGCGGCGCGCTGACCTGAACATGCTTTACATCGATCCGCAGAACAGCAGCCAGATTATTGCTGAGCAGGTGATTCCTGAAACGGAGGGCGGTTGGTGGATTCGTGAGGTTGGGCTGTTTGATGAAACGGGCGCGCTGATCGCCGTGGGGAACTGCCCGGAGAGCTATAAGCCGCAGCTGGCAGAGGGAAGCGGCCGCACGCAGACAGTGCGCATGGTACTGATTACCAGCAGCACCGATAACATTACGCTGAAAATTGATCCGTCCGTAGTGCTGGCTACCCGAAAATATGTGGATGACAAGGTGCTGGAACTAAAGGTGTATGTAGATGAGCTGATGGCGGCGCATCTTGCAGCAGCTGATCCACATACGCAATATGCGCCAAAAGCCAGCCCGACGTTTACCGGCACCCCAAAAGCACCGACTGCAGCTGCAGGTAACAATACCACTCAGCTTGCCACAACTGCGTTTGTGCAGGCGGCTCTGATCGCCCTGGTGAATGGCGCCCCGGCTACGCTGGACACGCTGAAAGAAATTGCTGCGGCTATCAACAATGATCCTAATTTCAGCACCACCATTACTAACGCGCTTGCACTGAAAGCCCCACTGGCAAGCCCTGCCCTGACCGGAACGCCGACGGCGCCCACGGCTGCGCAGACTGTCAACAATACGCAAATTGCCACTACTGCTTTCGTAAAATCAGCTCTGGCTGCGCTTGTTGGCTCATCACCTGCGGCGCTTGATACCCTGAACGAGCTGGCGGCGGCGTTAGGAAACGATCCTAACTTTGCAACCACCATGACAAATGCCCTCGCAGGCAAACAGCCTCTTGATAGCACGCTGACAACTCTGTCTGGAAAAACCGCAGATGGGATTATCGAATACCTTCGTTTGGGGGAAGCGGCTAAACGGGGGGTGGGCAATGGTGCAAATCAGCTTCCTGACATGAGCAATTTTGCCGGTTCTTTAAGTTTCAATGGTTATCAAAAATTGCCGACTGGACTGATCATCCAATGGGGGGCGCTTAATGTTAACAGCACATCTGGGGCTGTAGGAACCACTGACATTACTTTCCCGATTGCATTTCCTACAGCATTCAGACATCTCAGTGCTTTAATGTCTACAAACGATCCATCCATGCGTTTCACTGGATTCGATATTGCTAATACGACTAAGACTAAGGCCAGATTTACTTATGTTACTCCTACTTCGAACTCAATTTACTGGATGGCTATAGGGTATTAA